GCAGGCCAAGGCGGTCTGCCATCGTCGAGCGCTCGACCTTCAGGCCGAGCGGCACGAGCCGCTCCACCGCATCGATCAGGGTTTTAAGTTCGATCGTCTCCTCGCGTCCGATGCGCAGGCGCGGATACTTTTCCTGCGGCCCGAACTCGATGTCGATCCACGGACGAATGAGTTGGCGGTTGAGCGTCGCGGCCAGCACGATCGCGTCGGCGCGCTCGATGTCCTCCTGCACCTGGCGGTGCTCGCGGCCTACCGCATGTCCGCCGGCGATCGCGTCCGTCGTGGCGGTTTGACCGAGCACCGCCTTGCTCATCTGCTGGTCGAGCCAGTCGACGCGGCCGCGATACAGATCCGACGAGGCGCCCGCGTTCTTCGTCTCGATGAAGTCGATGGACATCGTCTCGGGGATCAGCGCCGCGCAATCGCCGGCGATGTTGGCCACCGCGCGATAGAGCACGTCCAGTTCGTTCTGCGTCGCGCCGGGGCCGTATTTGCCGATGCGGATAGGCTGGCCATACGACTGCGTGAAGATCGCCCAGTCGCGGTTGGCGAAGCTCTTGAACATCCAGTGCCACAGCGCGAGCCGCGCGATGCCCGAGCGAATGGGAAGACCGCTCTTCGCCTGGATGTTGACGACGACGAAGCAGGCGGGCGTCAGCGGCTCCTCGCCGGCCTCGGTGCGCAGCAGCGGCGTTTCGCCGTCGAGCCGCGAGAGATTGAACCACGTCTGCGGCCGGCGCACGAGACGCTCCGGCGCGTAGTGCTTGCCAGTGGTCGACCAGATGATCTCGGTGATCGAATAGCCCTTGCCGATGGCGTCGAGCATGTCGAACAACTCGCCCTGCAATTCGTCGCGCTGCAGCCAATCGCGCACCATGTCGGCGTGGCGCACATGCTCAGGCTCATCGGACGCCGCATCGACCGAGATCGGTAATTGCGCGACGCTGCGCTTGCGCGTCGCCAGAACGCCGAGATAGTGCGCGTCGAGTTCCTCGATCCGCTCGGCGAGCTCCATGTAGGCGAGCGGATCGCCTTCATCGGCAGCGCGCAGCGCGCGGCCGATCTTGCCCGGCGTGAAGTCGCCGACTGGCGGCGTTCCAATGGGCGAGCGCACGCCCGAGAGCGTCGGGTTCGCCTTTTCGCCCTTCAGCGCCGCTCGCTCGATCGGGCGCCCGTCTGGACCGAGAATTTGGACTGCCGGGCTCACCATGGGCCTCCTGTTCGCAGGCGCGCGCCAAGCGGGCGCCGCCAATTGTATTCTTCATCGCGATCGTCGGGGCCAGACAGCGGACGTTGTGCGCTGCTCTGCGAGACGGGCAGGTAACCAAAGTGCGCGGCCTTGCGGCGGCTCGCGTAGATGGCGAGCGCGAGAGCGACCGCCGCGTCGCCGTGGCGATCCTTGGACACGCCGCTGCGCAGCGCGGGCACATGCGCGACGCCGGCCTTCACGGTGAGCAGGCGCAGATCGCTGGCGATGTCGGGATCGTCGGGGATCTCGATGCCGTCATTCTCGAACAGCGTCTTCATCGGCTGCATATTGAGCCGGTACCATTCGACGCTGAGTTTCGTTTCCTCCGCCACGGCCTGGCCGAACTCCTGCGCCGCGCTCTCGGCCAGCGATGCGCCAAGGCCGGTCGCGTCGTGGTTGGATGCGACGAAGCGCGGCAGGCGTTTCATCAGGTAGCTCTGCACGCGCTTTTGCGCATCGAAGGGCATCGAGCGCATTTCGACGACGAATGGCGTCACGAGACGCGCGAGCTTCGTGCGCGCCAGCGGCCACAGGACCGAGAGATCGGACACGCGGCCATAGTCGCCGCCCATAAAGTGCGCCAGCTCCGGATCGAGCGCGTCGAGATGGGGTTTGAGTTCGCTCTCGCACCACTCGTCGATATCCTTGTGGCGCAGATGCTCGGGCCAGAACGTGAAGTCCTTCGGCCGCGTCAGACGGATCACGGGAACGCCGGCGCGCGCGCGCGCCTCGATCAGCGGCGCCGGGATGAATGCGCCGCCGCCTTCGCTTGGAATGCAGAACAGTTCTTCGTCGGCGGCCTCGCCATAAAACGAGATGATCTCGGCGCGCCACTTGGCTTCCGCCTCCACGCTCCATGGCGAGCCCTTGCTGAGACATATACGCTCATAGAGCCCGCCCTTCAGCGCGTCGTCGAAGTCGATGCGCAGCAAGGCGTAGGGTTTGGCGCCGCCGCGAATGTCCTTCACAAGCCGGTTGAAGGGGTTTTCATCGCCGTAGTGCGTGGAGATGATCAGCACCTTGCCGCCCCAGATCAGGAGCGCCATAGCGGCCTGCAGCACGCCGGTCAGATCGTCGTGGAACGCCGCTTCGTCGATGATGACGTAGCCCTGCCGGCCGCGCAGCGAGCGCGGGCGGGAGGCGAGCGCTGTGATCTCAAAGCCCGAGGCGAAGCGAATGCGGAAGGCAGCGATCGAACGGTCCGGTCCGTCGTCGAACAGGAACTCCTGCGCGCCGCTCGCCTCCATCGCGCTTTCGAACGAGCGCGCCCACATGGCGGCGACGTCGATGAACTCGCGCGCCATGTCGAGGTTATAGCCGATGTAGAGCACGTCCATGCCGCCAGCCACCTTTGCGGACGCGGCGGTAATCACGGCGTCGGCGCCGGCCGCCCATGTGACGCCGGTGCGGCGCGACTTCTCGACCACGGTGACAGCGTGCGTCGCAGTCGTTGCGAGCAGCTGCTGCTGGTAGGAAATGAGGACGGCGGGAATGCCGCCGGCGGCGCGGGCAAGATCCGCGCCGGCCTGCATGGCGTCGAGGCGATGCTTGCGCCATTCCTCTTCCGTGATGAGGCGCGCCGATTGAACCTGCTCGGCGGTGATCGGCGCGCTCATGTCACATGCGCTCCAGCTTCAGGGCGAGCGCGTCCATGCGGACCGTGCAGATGTCGCCGTTGGGATGCTGATACGTGCAGATGCAAATCAGGCAGCGTTCGGCCATGACGTCTTCGTCGCCCGCCGTCGTCTGCTTGTCCTCGTAGTCGAACTCTTCGACGACGAGCTGCTGGGAGCCGCACTTGAGGCGCACGACGTCGCCGATGCTGAAGTCCTGTTTCACGCGGTCGACTTGCATGCTTCACTCCTTCACGCCGAGGATCTGTGCGCGGATGTCTTTGGCGGTTTCTGCGGAGAGGCCACGCGCCTTCGTCACCTTGTCGATGGCGGCGGAGGCCTTTTCGTCGAATTCCTTCTGGGCCTCTTTTTTCAGCTCGGCCGAGAGCCCCTGCGCTTCGAGGACAACCTTGAATGCGCGCGCCAGCTCAAGCAGCTGCTTGGTGTCGAAATTTCCACCGCTCACCGCGATGAGCTGGTTGGCCGCGGTCTTGATGAACTCGACAAGAACCTTGTCGCCCATGCTCATCGTCTCGGGCGTTATTTCGCCATGCAACGCCTTCACGAGCGCGGTGCCGTCCTCCAGCGTTTTGCGCTGCATGTAGATCATGATCGCGCGGCGATTGAAGCTGCTGCGCGAGATCGGCCCGATCCCATGCACCGCGAGGCGGTCGTTCAGCTCGAACAGGATGTCGGCCTGCGAGCGCTGACGCTTGTTGAGTTCGTCCATGGCCCACTGAACATCATTCCGCCCGTCGTCGGGCACCATGTCGATCGACGAAAGCGGGCCGGGCGTTTCGCGGCGCATGTCAGCTCTCCGCGCTCGGCCGCTTGATGCCTTCGAGCACGATGCGCCGCTCGACATGATCGCGGCCCTTGGAGCGCAATTCGGCAATGCGCACGGTGGAGATTTCGAGAACGCTGATGGCGCCGATATCCGCGAGGAAGCGAAGCTCCTCGTGCAGCCAGTCGCGGCTCTTCGTGATGCCCCAGCTTTCGAGCACGCGCTGCAGCAGCGCCGAGTTCAAACGCCCGTCCGCCTGCGCGTTAAGTTCACGCAGCACGATCAGGCGGGCCTCTTCGCGGATGATGCGTTCCATGTTGCTCATTGCCCGCCCACATTCCTTGTCGCCTGCGCTAACAGGAAATCCTGAAGTCGATCGCCAATGGCGGCGACCGGTTTCAGCTTCTCGCCCATCACCGCTAGCTGGCCCTGCAGCTCGACCATCGTCTTCTCAAGCCGGTGCGTGGAGTGGGCGTCAGGCAGATGCTTGACGTGCTCCTCGATCGAGTGCATCCGCTGCTTAAGAAGTTCGACGTCCTGGTCGACATCCCTGACGCGATTGTTCGTTTCGGCGATCGCCTTCTTCGTCTCTTCGCTGCGCCGGTTCGACATGGCTATGATGAAGGCGGCGATCGCGATCAACGCAGATGCGATCTGCGCGATATTCCCCCAGTCCATTTCAAGTCCTCGACTTTTCGCCGCGGCACGTGCGGACCTGGTTGTCGAGGCGCTCCAATTCAGGCGCGAGGATCTGCATGCCCGCGTCGTTCTGGTTCGCCAGCATGACGTCGGATACGGCCTTCGCTTGCGGCTGCGACCATTGCGTGGGCGTTCCGCACG